AGAACCCATGTAATTATCATTTAAGTCTTTTGTCTGGTGTTTACCAATATAGATTTTATTGTTAAGTTTATTGGTAATTTTATAGATAGTGTAGAACATGAAATGCACCTATAGTTTTATTGTCATTACTATATATACATTCCATGTTCTCTATGTCAGGGTAGCAGGACTCGAACCTACGACTTCTTCATTCCAAGTGAAGCACTCTACCAGACTGAGCTATACCCTGATTGTTTTGGATGCCCCACGAGGATTCGAACCGCGCTTCTCTGATTCAAAGTCAGATGTCCTACCGCTAGACGATGGGGCAAAATTTGGCGAAGGTACAGAGAGTCGAACTCTGGCTTGCGGTTTTGGAGACCGCCGTGCTACCATAACACTTTACCAACATATTTTGGAGGTCGATATCGGAGTCGAACCGATTACTTACGTGCCTGGGATTTGCAATCCCGCCCCTTACCATCCGGGCCACCGACCAATTCTGTTTTCAGCTGCTCTCTTTGGATTCGAACCAGTCCAACCAACTGAATGGGCGAGGTTAACCGTACTACATTACGGACTAGAGAGCATGTGAAAACAGAATTACTGTTTCCAGTCTATTATCGCTTACGCTAAGACTATTTCTAAATTTTAAAAGAGCAAGGGAAGATTGATATGATCTCTTCGTTCCCTACATTGTTACCATATATCATTTAAAAGCATATGTCAACAACTATTTTTTGGTTAATGTTTTATTTTTCTTCCTGCACACCAACCCACAGGTATTTGACCATCTTTTTTGATCTTTTTGTTCTCTTCGCCGTTTGTTATCCACATTGTACCAAATTGGGTATTATTTGATCCTTTTTGGTATTGCATATTTTCATATGTGGATTTTCGTTTTTGTGTTGCGGTTTCAGTGTGAGCAAGTTTTCTTGATTTTTCAAGATTATCTAAACATCTATTTTTGTAGTTAAGATCAGTTTCATACTTTTCCTTTGCAGCAGATGATCCGGCTTCCTGCCATTTTTTACAAATATAATCCAATGATCCATGTTTTTGAATTACATTTTCATCTGCCTTTTTTCTACCACCCTTTGCTCTTCTTACTTTTAATTCATCAGTAACAATATTGTTATTAATATAACTAAAACCGCCTTGACCGCCAACACATATATTGTAAGTATCATCTCTTAAACAGAACTCTTCAGTTACCAACTCATGTTCTTTGTTGTTCATATCAATTTCGTTGTCAAATTGAAAGAGTATTTCTTTTTTAAAGTTCTCAATTCCGTATTTGTCAATAGAGTATCTTAAATGTTTACCTGAACCCATATAACAATCATTTATATTTTTAGTCTGATGTTTTCCTATGTAAAATTTATTATTTATCAAGTTGGTTGTTTTATAGATAGTGTAGAACAAAATTTGTACTCCTAGGATTATCCCATTGGTACTATTTATACAAACCTTGTTCTCTATGTAGTGCCAAAGAGAGTTGAACTCTTCCTAGATCCTTATGAGAGACCTGTCCAAACCACTTGGTGTCACCGTATAAAAAAGCCCTCCTAGACTGTATGTCTGGAGGGCTTTGTAATAAGGTAATCGTTAACCTACTTACATAATGCCCTCTTGCATCATAAACCACTCGACGCACTGCATCGGGCGATATGAGCATTTAATCATGTTTGGTTGATGGGAAAGCATTGTTACCTCTGTATGTTTCATATATCTATTTATATTAAGTTTGGTCGGATGTCAACAACTATTTTGTTATTTGTTAAAACTTTTTAGCATCCAACGAAGTTTTTCATGTGCTTCAATCTGACCTTGAATAAAGTTCTGAATACCACGCTGATTCATTGCTTCACAAATTACATCAGTTTTATATAGTTCTGTGATAAGAATATCATTGTCTGAAGCCAATATCATTAACATAGTTAAAGCTGATGGTACAACAAACGTATCTTGTATTTTAGTCAATTCTGAAAAACGTTGCAATGATCCAGGCACAAATGCATCTAATGTTCGGACCTTTTCTGCATAATCATCTACTGATTCAAAGACCTGATCATAGACAGTTTGTAGAAATGAATGATACTGAATAAAATCAGGACCAGTTACATTCCAATGAAAATTATGTGCTTTTAGATAGAGTGAAAAAGCAGTTGCTTGTACTACTTTCAATTGTTCGACTAGTGGTTCCATGATATTTCCTTCTTATACTTTATATTCAACAACTTTGCCATTTAAAATAATAGAAACTTCCTCGGCTTTTTTCATATCATCAAATAATAAAGTTACTACATCTCTTGATCTATACAAACCTTTTCCTAGAAATACAACTTGACAAACTAATTCATCATTACGTTCAATAGCATATTTTGGCATAATAGACCTCCTGTTATGTACAAGAGTATTTATTATGGTGCTCCCGGAGAGATTTGAACCGAGGATCAAGAGCTGGTAGTTCCCCAGAGACTCGAACTCTGACCTGAAGCGTTATGAGCGCTTAGTGCTAACCTTTACACCAGAGAACCAAGTTTCTTAAGTCTACGAGTTTCACGCATTTTAGCTTTTGTTTCTTCACTGTGCTTGCGACCAACCCAAGGGTGATCATTATTGGCATAATATTTCTTCATTGACTCAGAAGTTTTGCCGGTTTTGTTTCTCTCAGAGATTAAAGAGGACGAAATATCCTTTTGTTTATCACTCTGTTTTTTTCCCAACATTCGTGGTGTTAAATTATTTTGATTGATGTAACCCCAACCACCTTGCCCACCAGGGCAAAGATTGTAGTTGTCTTCTTTTAAACAAAACTCTTCTGTCACAAGTTCAGCTTCTTTGGCGTTCATCTCGTCTTCATTATCAAATTGGAAGAGAATTTCTTTCTTGAAGTTCTCGATTCCGTGTTTGGTCTGAGCGTGTTTTAGATGCTTACCAGAGCCCATGTAACCATCGTTAAGGGTTTTAGTCTGGTGTTTACCAATATAGACCTTACCATCAAGAAGATTAGTGATCTGGTAGATTGTATAGAACAAGATTCGTACTCCTAGGTTTACCTATTCAGTACTATTTATACAAATCTTGTTCTCTATGTAGAAGTGCTAGGTTACGCTCCTAGTCGAGAACAGTCATCTACTGCTGAAGGGTTTATAAATCCCTCTTGAGTCTAACGCCCACTTCCATTATTTCATTTTTTCTAGTTGTGTAATACGTCGAGTCATCCAATTAGTGACATAATACCATTCTTGATCTTGATAGGTAATATCAACAAGTTTTAGATTAGTTAATGCAATCCGCAATCCTGCAAGTTCGGCATATTCAGTACTAGACATATAGACCTCATTTGATGTTTGGTACCCAGTGACGGGGTCGAACCGACGCTTGACAGATTTTAAGTCTGTTGCCTCTACCTTTGGGCTAACCGGGCATTATATTGGCGCTTCCGGTAGGATTCGAACCCACAACCTAGGGAGTAGAAATCCCTTGCACCTCCAATTGTGCTACGGAAGCATGATGTTATTTATATTACTTTTTGTCAGTTACCCACGCCCATGCAAACATAATAATGAAACCGAACGCGGCAACTGAAACGGGCAACCACAATGGCGACAAAACCCACCACCATGACCAGTTGATATATCCAATTAGTTTAAGAGTGATAAAGACGATGGTAAGAAGACCAAAGAAATTGATCCCACCAGTTTGAATTTGTTTATTATCTGACATTAGTTTAACCTTTCATTCCAAAAAAGTTTAATGACATCTTTCATATCCATGCCGTATGTATTGACAGAAGTTGTGTTAAGCATCCAATAGACGATAGCACCTTGCAAATCCTGTTCAAACTCACTCAATACCTCAACAGGATTGATCCGAGCAACTTCATCAGCCATCACATAGTCCATCATAATTGATTTGCCAGGTTTGGCACTGCTGGCAAAAGTGATAAGTAGTGGACCCAACTGCATACCATTATCATTCTCACATTTGACAAATTCCATTAATTAGCCTCCACCCAATCACGTTGCATCTGAATGATCATTTCCATTTCAATTGCCTCGGCACGATCTTGATAATCATCCGCCATAGCAATCAGTTCCAACAGGATTTCATGAGACGACCATGCATCATCGGCCTGACGAACCAAAGTGCGCAGTTTCTTAGCAATCTCAAGAGCAGTATGCAGATCCATTGTCAAATCCTTTCGTTCCAAAAAAGTTTGGTGACATCTTTCATATCCATTCCATAAGTTGGAATAGGAGACTCAAGGACCCATTTAATTATATCACTTTGAACTTCCCACTCGAACTCGCTGAAAACGCCAGTTGCGTTGACTCGAGTAATCTCGTCGTGAATTACTAGTTTCTTAGCAGTCTCAAGTGCAGTGTTGATGTCCATTGTCAAATCCTTTTGTTTCCTCATAGACAACTTAACACAACCAGAAACATATGTCAACAACTATTTTGAATATATTTCCATTTGTTCCAGTTTTCTTCAACCTTGTACCGATATGTGGTAATCCATGTTTGTTGCATAGGACCCCACGATTGAATTGCAAGATTTTTGCTACGAGTGTTTTTGATCAACCGAAGTTTAGCACCATCACCGATAGTGATTTCTTCAAGAATATCAAAGTCATGATCAGATGTAAACATATCACACCTCAAATGGGTTTGGAATTTGTTTAAAGCCCATGTCATCAACAATGAAGCACTGGCCAATCCAATCAACAAAGATGTCACCAACAGAGGAGCTTGGACCAGGATCTGCTAGACAATTGATTTTATTCATGTCATTCCACAGATTGGTCAACTCAAAAGCTTCTTCCGGATTATGGGTTTTAACTTCATAAGCCGCAATGTAGTACTGAGCAAACTCAGGCTGCCACTTTTTGGCACCTAGCATCATGTCATACTTAGCTTCTTTCTGAAGTTCTGGACTAAACTCTTTGCAACGGTTTTGATAGATGGTGATCATAGTCAACTCCTATTGGTTACATTACTTTTATAACACAACCAGAAACATATGTCAACAACTATTTTCCTATCTTGTCATATTTGTCTATGGCTTCATGAATGATCATCCACTTGATCCAAGATTCAGCACAATGATCTTTCTCATGGAAAAACAATATGTCAATAAGCCAACAAATATTAAACTTACCTTCACGCTTACGACTATATTGTGTAGCAGACAATGTTTGGTTATGTTTTCCACCAAAGATTGAATTTAGTAATATTGAAAATGATATGGCAACTCTACTGACATATGTACTCATGATTCTTACTCACCTTTAAGATGCTTTACGTGATTGCGATGAATCTTACATCCTATAAAAGCATTATAGTATTCATCAGGTTTAAGTAGTACTTCTCTCACAAATTGCTCTTTGGCTTCATAATAACTCATTTCTGCGGTAGTCGTACAAAATCTAAGAATGATTCTAGTAAATCTGTCAGCACCAAACTCTAGCACTAAGGATTTGAGTTCTTCACTAGAACCATAATAGGTTCCCCAATCAGATTCTTTGATAACAGTTCGCTTACGCTTCTGTCCTTTCAAGGGAGCTAATCTTCGTTTTGAGATAAGTTTTTTCTTACCTATGTATTTCTTACCATTCACAGTATCAGTAATCTCATAAATAAAGCCAATGTGACTATCATCTAAATCTTCTGAAGAGAATGGCTTCCCTTCATAGAACCACATTATTCTTCGTCCGAATCTTGATCTAGTACATCCCAAAAATCATCAGATTCTGTTGATTCATCAAGTGCAGTACCACAGTGTGCACAAAAAAGCACTTCATTATCAGATTCAATATAGAACTCAGCTTCACATGAAGCGCAAATAATTTCTTCTTTATTATTCATAAGTCATTCTCCAAAAAAATAAGCAGTAAGACTTTATGTCCTACCGCTTATTTATCTCATCTATTTTTCAGTAACTATGCTTCGCAGACAGCACATTCCATAATATTTCTCACCAATTCTTGAGCAGGATTGGCAGAACGTTGGTAATAGAATGTTTTCACTCCGAGTTTCCATCCTTCAATAAGCAATGCATTCACATCTTTTGCTGATATGTCTGGATGAATGAGGAGATTGAGTGATTGTGCTTGATCAACATATTTTTGTCTTGCAGCTGCTTGTTGAACAATAGTTAATGGTGTAATTTCAGAGAATGTTTTAAATACATCTTTTTCATCTTGACTCAAGAATTCAAGATGTTGAACAGAACCACCACGTTTTAAGACTGATTCCCAAATTTCTTTATAACCCATTGCAGTGTCACCATGACTCACATGATCCTGTATCACAGAGTCTAGATAAGGATTTTTGTAGGTGAACTTACCTTTTGCTAGGTCTTTTGTAAAATAATTTGAGGCCAATGGTTCAATGCTTGGACTTACTTGACCAAGAATAAAACTAGATGAAGTAGTAGGAGCAATGGCACAACGTGTAAGGTTTCGTTGACCATAACCAAGCATTCCTGATGGTTCACCATATTCAAGTGCAAGTTCTTTAGTAGCAATCATTGACTTATCATCAATGAATTTTGAAATTTTGATGTTTTCCATATGAGCAGCAAATGACTCAAATGCAATCATCTTTGATTGTAGATAGGTATGCCATCCAAGAATACCCAGACCCAATGCTCTCCAACGAACAGCAAAGTTATATGATGATTCCATAAATGGAACATCCTTTGTTTTCTCAATATATTCTTCCATAACAGCATCAAGAAAGTAAATCATTGTTTCAACAGCATCTGTGTTCTGCCATTCATCATAGGTCAAGGCATTCATTGATGCCAGATTACAAACAAATGACTCATCGTTTGATGATGGTAAAGCAATTTCTGAACACAGATTAGAGGCCCAAATAGTTCTATTCTTGTCTTTAAGAACTTGAGGCTTATTATTGTTAACAGTATCAGAGAAGAACAGATATGGATAACCAGACTCACGGCGCTTACGAAGTACTCTTGCCCAGACAGTTCTTTTAGCTACATCACCGTCAATCATTTCTTGCATAAACTTATCTGAAATGCAAACACCTAAGGACAAGTTCTTAATTGACGATCCTTCTTCACGTGCATCAAGAAACTCCATAATGTCAGGCGAGTCAATATCCAAATAAACCGCCATTGAACCGCGGCGAACATTACCTTGGCTGATAATATCAACAGTCGTTTCAAACATATTTGCATAGTGAACAGGTCCGTCAGCTTTACCGCCACTCTTAATGATAGAACCTCTAGGACGAATGCCGCCAAGATAACCACTTGTGCCCGCACCGCTCTTTGTTTGTGTTCCGACTTCGCCTACTTTGGTTAAAATACTTTCAATAGAGTCATCAATATATACTCCATTACACGAGATAGGAAGACCTTTTTTGGTACCAAAGTTACTCCAGACAGGTGACGAAAGTGAATAATATCCACGACTCATATAATGATAAAACTTGTCGGCAAAACCTTCCATATCAAGAATACGTTCTGCGGTCTTAGCAATCTCTCGAACGCGTTCCTCTGCGGTCATATTACCATCAATATAACCGCGTGATAGGAATGTCCGAGAGTCTTCATTGGCCCACCACCAATTTTTGGTTGTATCAATCATTCTTTCTTCTCCTTAAAACAGATCATTAGCATCAATGCCTTTGCCTTTGGCATATTCTACTGGTCTCTTTTGAAAGAAGTCAGTCATATTTGCACCAAGTAGTTCTTCATCAAACCAATATGTTTGTTCGATGTGTTGTGGATTATATTGAATCTCACTTGAATTAAATCCAATTTGATCAAGAGAGTCTTTCATACGCTTTGCAATAAATGATTTCAGTATTTCGGCATTTAATCCTGGAATATTATAATCACCCATGATCCAATCAATAACTTTTGATTCTGCTTTTAAGGAATCAATGCATTCATGTGCAATACGTTCCTCAAGTTCAGTATCAAACAAGTCTGGATATTCTTCACGAAGTGTGTTGATTAACTTAACACCAACTTGTGCATGAAGCATTTCCTCATTACGTGTGTATTGTACTTGTTGCGCACAATCCTTTAATACTGCACGGTTACGATTGAAGTGCATGATAATATAGAACTGACTGAAAAGAGAAACATTCTCTACAAACAGTGTAAACAAAATAATAGAATAGATATATTGCTTCTTGTCGTTTGAATATGCCTTTTTCAAATATTTACGAAGATAGTTAACACGACCTTTAATGACTTCTTCATTTAGGTTTTCTTCAAAGATATGTGTCAAATGTAAAACATCAAGTAGTTTTTCGTATGCAAGATTATGAATGACCTCTGAGTTAGCCATAGAATAACCTAGATCACGGATTGATGGGTGTGGCATCTTATCGCCAATGTTTGACCAAAATGTTTTAACAGCAACTTCAATCTGACCAATAGCACTCAGTGCACGAACAATGATCTGTTGCTCTTCTGGTGATAGATCATTTTTGTATTGTGAATAATCTGATCTAAAATTGAACTCTTCGGGTGTCCAAAACCCTTGCCAAATGGCATCCATAAACTGTTTAGTCCATGGATATAAATCCGGCTTTCTTGAAATTTGTTCTTCGAAAAGCATTTACGTACCTCTTTATTGTGTGATTTGACTAGAAAGTGGGAAAATTTCGGCAATTGCTTTACCAATTTCTACCGCAAGTTCCATGTGTTCTTTTTGTGTTCCATTGGCGGAACGTAGTTGAATATAATGAATCCATGAACGAATAGTACCTTGCATATACAGGCGTGACACTGTATTACCTTCTGGTAGAACTGAGCGGGCCACCTCTTTAGCAATACCATTCTTTAATGCCCAGTCATATGCTTTTTTAGAAAGATCAATCACACTTTGTTGTGCTGCAGCCCATTGATGCTGCAAT